TCCAAATACCGTTGGTGAGACATTTAAAACAACAACAAGCATTATTGATGGTGTGATATTAGATTTTAAGAATCTTCTTTTGACAAATTACGGTGAACGCCTTGGTAGGCCTGACTATGGTGCAAATCTTAATTCTCTTCTAAGCGAAAGGCTTTCACAAGAGGATTGGGGAACAAAGGCAAGCAATCTTATTAGAAAGGCGACAGAAACATACATGTCATTTATTTCAATTGAAACAATTTCAATTGAAAATCTTTCGCAAAGAAATGACGGTTTCTCTAGAGTCCAAATTGCTATAATATATTCAATACTTGCTTTAGGTGTTCAAAATCGTCGCTTAGATCTAACATTAACAAACTTGAGTTAAACATGTCGTCATATAACATTAAAAAGTCGCTTGTTCAAAAAAAGGAGAGATCGTATCTTAATCGTGACTTTGACTCATTTAGAGCAGAGCTGCTTAGATACGCGACGACCTATTACCCAGATAGAATGCAAGATTACTCAGAAGGATCATTGGGCAGCATGTTCAATGATTTGGCTTCTTACGTCGGCGACGTTATGTCATTTTATCTCGATCACCAGTTTAATGAATTAAATCTAGAGACTGCAATTGAGCCTAATAACATAGAAAGACAAATAAGGCTTGCAGGTGTCAAAATTACAGGTGCAGCACCTGCTATTTGCAATGTAGATTTTAGTATAAAAGTTGAATCTGAGTTATTTGATGGAGCTTATCGTCCTAAAAATGACTACCTACCTACTATTCGTGCAAAAACAAAACTTCAGGCAAGTAATGGAGTTATTTTTGAGCTTTTAGAAGATTTAAATTTTGCCGAAACAGATCCTACTGGAAAGTTACTTGCAAGTGTGCAGGTAAATAGTGCAGACATTTCAGGCAATCCTCAAACTTATATCTTAACAAGGCAGGGTATATGCTCATCTGGAGAGACAATCCAGGAAAATATTACAATACCCAACACGTTTGTTCCATTTAGGACATTGACGCTTTCTAGAAATAACGTTTCTGAGATATTAAAAGTTATTGATGCAGATTTGAATGAATATTATGAAGTTTCCTCATTATCAAATGATGTTGTATTCAAAAGAGTCTTAAATAATGCAGAAGATTCTAGCACTGTACCTGATATTCTTTTAGTAACACCTGCGCCTTATAGATTTGCAACTAGAACAGCATTAAATACAGCACAAACAACAATAATATTCGGTTCAGGTAGAGCAGATACACTTGATGATGATATTTTGCCCGATCCAAGTGAAGTCTCAATCCCGCTTTACGGTGATCGAAAGACATTTTCTAGAGTTGCCATAGATCCAAATTCACTTTTAAGCACTACGAGTCTTGGTGTCTCACCTGTAAATACGACTTTGACAATAACGTATAGAGCGGGTGGCGGTTTAAATCACAACGTTGCATCCAGGTCAATTAGAACAATTACGTCACTATTGACATCTTTTAATCAAAATGTCCCACCAACAAAGATAGCTCAAATTAGAGCATCTTTGGAAGTCAATAATTTAGATGTTGCTAGAGGTGGTGAAGATATTCCTACAATAGATGAATTAAGGTCAATTGCGCTGAATTATCGAAATGCTCAATCAAGAATTGTGACCAAGCAAGATTTAATGTCACGTGTCTATACAATGCCTTCAAACTTTGGAAGAGTATATCGTGTAGGTGTAAGATCAAGTCCAGTTAATCCACTTGCAACACAGCTCTTTATTGTTAGCAGAGATTCCGATGGTTATCTTGTAACATCACCAGACACACTAAAGCGAAACTTATCAAAATATCTAAATCAATTTAGATTAACCTCAGACGCTATAGATATTCTTGATTCACAAGTAGTCAATTATCAATTTTATTACACGGCGGTACTGGATCAAAGAGTAGATAAGACTGTAATTATTGGTAGCATAAATAGAAAAATATCTGACTATCTCGCAATCAAGAATTTTCAAATTGATCAACCCATAGTGGTTAGCGATATTATAAACTTGATCTTAAATCAAGATGGTGTAATCTCTCTTGAGAAATATAGGTTTGATAACGTGATTAATAAGGTATCAGACCGTCAATACTCAAATATCGCTTATAATCTAACAAGGAATACGCAGCGAGGAATTATTAAGCCTCCAATTGGGGGAATCTTTGAATTAAGATATCCTAATTTTGATATAATTGGCAACGCTGTCTGAGGTTTAAATGTATAGAATAATCCAGCCTAGTAGAGATGCTTACATTACTAATAAAATTGTTGGCCAGATAAGAGTCACAGATGCCAATGTAGGTCAGGCAGGTTCTGTTGATCTTTTTAAGCTTTTTGATGAAAATACGATTTCTGGTGAGTCTCAACCAATAGAAGTTTCACGAGGTTTAATCTACTTTGACCTTGCGCCAATCAGGGCGATGACACAAACAACTTTGGACATTAATGATCCTAACTTTAAATGCTATTTAAAGCTTTCAGATGTGTATGCAGGTCAAACAACGCCTGCAAACTTTACGCTTATAGTGCATCCACTGTCCAAGTCATTTGATGAAGGCCTTGGAAAAGACGTTATAAGATTTGAAGACTTAGATGTATGTAATTTTATTACAGCATCCGTAATAACAACGCCTGTTACGTGGAGTAGCCCGGGCGCAAGCAAAGAAGGATTTCTTGGCTCTAATGATATTGACATCATCAGTTCGGGAAATTTAAATGATGGAAATGGCAATGTGCTACTCTATGTTACACAATCATTTCCATTAGGAACAGAAGACTTAGAAGTTGATATAACTAAGATCATTTCAGGCACAATTGCAGGTCTTATACCTGATTGTGGCTTTAGAATTGCATACTCTGGTTCGCAAGAAACAGATGGTAAGACAAGATTTGTCAAAAGATTTGCATCAAGAAACACAACAAATACGGCCAAAAGGCCTAAACTTATCGTAACGTATGACGATACAATAAGTGACGATCACAATCTATTTTATTTTGACCTTACCGGATCCATCTTTTTAAACAATTATCATAGAGGCTATCCTGCAAACATACTGTCAGGAGCATCTGCAACACAGATTAGTGGTAATAATTGTATCATAGTAACACTATCAACAGGAACATTTTCACAATCATTTACGGGTTCACAATTCAAGATTGGAAAAAATTTTCAAACAGGAATTTATACTGCATCCTTTGCAATTAGCTCATTTAATCAATACCTTCGACCCTTTGCCGTAAATTCAGGTTCAATAACATTTGATGAAATTTGGCAGTCCTTAGACAGGTCTGTTGGTTATTACACTGGTTCAATGAAAGTAAAGCAAGTAGAAAGAACGTCGTTTATACAAACGCCTGAACGATTCTTTGTCAATATCACTAATATGAAGTCATCCTATAAAGCAGATGAGTCATTTAGATTTAGATTGTTTATACAAGATTTTGCTTCTGACGTTGTCTATTCTAAGCTTCCTTTGGAAAATACAGGGATTGTTGTCGATAAATGCTTTTATCGAGTCAGAGATTTCGAAAATGAAGAAGTTATTATACCTTTTCATGAACCCGGAACGCAGACGTCAAATGATGCAACTTCACACTATTTTGATTTCTTCATGTCGTCACTTCCAAAAGGAAGAACATACACATTTGACTTCAAGATAATTAACAAAGGGCTGGAAATCATAATCAATGATGTCGCCGCAAAATTTAGAGTTGAGTAATTAAATGAGGTCTCGATCTGGTAATAGACCCAGCTTTAAGTCATCTTCTAGTTTGACTAGAAGAGAAGCTGTGACTGTCTATAAAGACATTAGAAATAGCAAAATTGACACTAAAAACTCAATTAGCACGGCATCTTTTGAATTCGACATGGACGGCACGGGCTTAAAGTCTACGCAAGAATTGCCTATTGATTATACGAGATTTGAAAATCACACATTTTTTAACTCTGCAAGGTCAAAAGTCGATATTTCATTTGATAAGATCATAAATGGCTTTCCATTTGACAAAAATCGTGCAGAAATTCAAAATTTTCTAAATCTTCTAACAGGTTTTGAAAAATACGTCTACGATTCTTTTCCTAAAAATGTTGGTTACTTAAATTTTGTAGGATCAACGGGCAGTACAGGAACTTACATTAAGGTAAATGACGGAAAATCTTTTAATTTTCCTGCATTAAATAACCAAGATTACGGCACACCTGTACTAGATCCAAATGTTTCTCCTTTTGATGTTGAGCTTTTTGTCAAAATACCTGAACAGGCAAACGATAATCAAGTTATTGCACAAAGACTATCAACAAGCGCAGGTGTTACTCTTGCTTTGTCATCTTCATCTGATACAAGCAAGTGCAATTTAGTTTTCCTCATCTCCTCAGCATCTGAATCTTATGTTGTTGCTTCTGGTTCTCTTGATAAGGGTGATTGGGTTCACCTTTCAGCTCAACTCAATGATGAAAATGGCGCAAAGAAAGCTTCACTTTTTATCAATCAATCTCTTATGTACACGTCATCCGACTTGCAAGATTTTGGAAAACTTACATTTGACGGTACACCGCTTTATATCGGTTCAGGTTCATCACATACAATTTTAGATTATTCATTTACTCCAATTGCAACTTTTTCTGGATCAATAGATGATTTTAGATACTTCAAGAAAGAAAGGTCAATAGAAGAAATTAGAGAATTTGCAAAACAAGAAGTGTATCCTGACGATAACGGTCTGACGCTTTATTTCAAATTTAATGAACCATCCGGTTCTTATAGCGGAAATGATTTTGCACTTGACAGTTCGGGAAATAAATTACATTCTAAAATTTTTAATTTCAATCTAAATCTTAGAAACACAGGATCAGATTTTCCTCCTGTCTCTTATGAAAATATCAATTATTCACCTATTCTTTATGCATCACATGATGCTGTTGTAGATTTGAATGATGAGCTGCTTAGCGATGCAGAATCATATGATAGTGATAATCCTAATTTTATCTTAAAATTGATACCACCACATTACCTTCAACAGGGCGCAGTAGCAGAAGGTCTATCATCATATGATCAAAATTTAGGTGTAAGATACACAGCATCATCTGTTCCAGGAACAGGCATTCTACTAAAGCCGCAGCTTATGGTCGTATTTTTGCTAACTTATGCAAAATTTTATGACGAAATCAAGATGATGATAGATTACTTTTCAAAAGTCAACTATGTTGAACTTGATGATCCTGAGTCTGCAATTGATAAATTTCTTCCTTTTGTAGCGCAATATTATGGTTTAGAACTGCCAGACTTCTTTAGCAATACAACGTCTGACCAGTTTTTCTATGGAAAAACATTAGAAAATGATTACGGTTATACCAAGAGCTCGCTTAAGGATGTTAGATACCAAATTTGGAGAAGAATTTTAGGAAATATTACTGAATTGATCCAGTCAAAAGGCACAAGATCATCAATCAGATCGGCGATACTTTCAACAGGAATAATTCCAGAAAACTTCTTCAA